GCACTTCGATATCAAGGTCAATCTTACACATGGATTGGAATCGATGAGCTACCACAATATCCCAATCCAGATATTTATAATTTTCTAAGGTCATCTCTTCGATCAGTAGATCCAGAGATACCAGTGTACATGAGAGCCACAGGCAATCCAGGCAACGTAGGATCAACATGGGTAAAAGAAATGTTTGTAGACCCAGCAGTTCCTAATACAAGATTCGATATTGAAATACAAACACCAGTTGGTCCAAGAAAAATAACAAGAAGATTTATACCAGCTAAGTTACAAGATAATCCATATCTGATGCAAACAGAGGATTATTATATTATGCTAGCTTCTCTACCTGAAGTACAAAGAAAACAATTCTTAGATGGTGATTGGGGAGCTTATGAAGATGCAGCATTTCCAGAGTTTAATTTATCTGATCATGTTGTAGAACCATTTGAGATGCCTAACAACTGGCATAAGTTTAGAGCATGTGACTGGGGATATTCTTCACCTGCTTGTGTACTTTGGTTTGCTATAGATTTTGATAATAACTTATGGATTTATAGAGAACTGTATACAAAAAAAGTTACAGCTGATGTATTTGCACAACAAGTTTTAAATCTAGAACACAACGAATATATAAGATATGGAGTTTTAGATTCAAGTACCTGGGCACGAAGAGGTGATGTTGGCCCAAGTATTGCAGAGACAATGATTACTGCAGGATGTAGATGGAGACCATCTGATAGATCACCAAGAAGTCGTATCAACGGTAAACTGGAATTGCACAAACGACTATCTGTTAGAGAAAAAAATAATGAAAAGAAACCATCATTGTTTATCTTTAACAACTGTGTAAACTTAATAAGAACACTACCTCTTTTACCATGTGATAAAAATAATCCAGAGGATGTTGATACGCACACAGAAGATCATGCATATGATGCTTTAAGATATGGATGTATGTCTCGCCCCATTAATCCGCATGGAATAGGAATAGACGGTTTTGGAAAAGATAAAACTTTTAAACCAGCAGATAGAGTATTTGGATATTAATGGATATAGACGGAAAAAAATTAAGAGTTGGATTTCAAGATCTAACTATTGAAATAAGAGATGCAGATTTTAGAACAGACAATCTTACAGATTGCTATGGTCACTATTTGCAAAGAGAAAATAAAATACAAATAAACACAAATTTAGAACAGCACGATTTATTAAATACAGTAATTCATGAAATTCTACATGCGTGTTGTTATGTTGGTGGGCTTACAGCTAAATCTAGTGCATTATCAGATGAAGATAAAGAAGAAGTTGTTACTAATACATTAGCTAACCAAATACATATTGTCTTACGAGATAATCCGTGGCTTTTAAAATTTATACAAGAGTCATTATTAAAAACTAAACATAAGGAGAAATAACATGGACATCATGAAAAAATATAAGCAAGGTGATTTAGACGAAGTACCTAGTGCAAAAGCTGGTAACGAACCTATGAACCTTCCTGCTGATGAAGTAGGTGGACAAAATGTTGACGCACCAAAAGTAAAAACTAATATGGTAGATGGCAAGATTTTTTCAATGGCTGATGAAAGAGATTACTAAAGGTATTTAAATGGCTGATGTAAATAACCCAGACGATACGGTACTGGGACTAGACGAGCCAAAAGAAAAAGAAGGAAGCTATGAAGACTTTTCTAGTCTTCAAGGTTTAGTTAAAGAAAGATTCTTTAAATCAGAAGATGCTAGACTTTTTGATGAAAGTCGTTGGCTAAGAGCATACAGAAACTATAGAGGAATCTATGGTTCTGATATGTCTTTTACTGAAAAAGAAAAATCTAGAGTCTTTGTTAAAATAACTAAGACTAAAGTTTTAGCTGCTTTTGGACAATTGATAGAGGTTTTATTTTCAACAGGAAAATTTCCTATTGGAGTAGAGCCTACAACTGTACCTGAAGGTATACCAGAGTACGCTAGAGTTAAGCAACCTAATGAACCTGAAGAAGATAATACTGTAGATCTTTATGGCTATCCAGGAGATGGAAAAGAAATGGCTCCTGGAACTACAACTAGTGATCTACTAAGAGGACTAGAAAAAGAGTATGAAGGTGTAGACTTTGTAGAAGGTCCATCTCCAGTATCACCACAGATACCACAAATAGAACCTGCAAGAGAAGCTGCAGAAAATTTACAGAAGTTAATTCATGATCAATTAGAAGATACTTCTGCAATTACAATGCTAAGACATGTTTTATTTGAAATGGTATTACTTGGAACTGGAGTATTAAAAGGACCATTTACACATGATAAAACTATTCATAGGTGGGAAACAGATGAAGAAACTGGTGAGAGTATGTATAATCCATCAGCTAAATCTGTACCAAAATTAGAAGCAGTAAGTCTTTGGGATTTTTATCCAGATCCTGATGCAACAAGTATAGAAGATTGTGACTATGTTATACAAAGACATTCTTTAAATAGATCACAATTAAGAGACTTAAAAAATAGACCTTACTTTAGAAAAGGACCTATTAGAGATTGTTTAAAAATGGGAGCTAACTATGAAGTTAGAGGCTTTGAAACTTCTCTTCTTGATAGAGAAAATGTAGACGATCTTAAAAAAGAAAGATTTGAAATATACGAATACTGGGGATCAATGGATAAAAAACTTGCTGAAGAAGCAGGTTTAGAACTTGGTGATGATTTTGAAGAGTTAGATGAAGTTCAAATAAATGCGTGGGTATGTAATGGCCATGTATTAAGATTAGTTCTAAATCCATTTACTCCTGAAAGAATACCTTTTCATGTATGCCCATATGAAATAAATCCATATCAATTCTTTGGTGTAGGTATACCAGAAAATATGGAAGATGCACAAATGGTAATGAATGGTCATGCAAGAATGGCTATTGATAATTTAGCATTAGCAGGTAATTTAGTATTTGATATTGACGAAACACAATTAGTTCCAGGACAAGATATGAGTATATATCCTGGTAAGATATTTAGAAGACAGTCTGGTGTAACAGGGACTGCAATTAATGGATTAAAGTTTCCTAACACTGCACCAGAAAACTTAATGATGTTTGATAAATTTAGACAGCTTGCAGATGAAGCAACTGGTATACCATCGTATTCACATGGTGCAACAGGAGTACAATCAACTACAAGAACTGCAGCAGGTATGTCTATGCTTATGGGAGCAGCTGCATTAAGTATTAAAACTGTTGTTAAGAACATAGATGACTATTTGCTAAAACCCCTTGGTGATACTTTATTTGCATGGAACATGCAATTTAATTATGATGTAGAACCAATCAAAGGTGATCTAGAAATTAAAGCAAGAGGTACATCCTCTTTAATGCAAAAAGAAGTTAGATCACAAAGATTAATGACATTTATGCAAACAGCTAATAATCCAAACATAGCACCGTTTGTAAGATGGCATTCTATATTAAAAGAAATTGCAAAATCACTGGATATTGATCCTGATCAATTAATTAATGATCCAGAAAATGCACAACTATTCGCAAAAATAATGGGGATGACAAATGGAAATCAACAAGCTCAAGACAATAATCAGCAACAAGGTAACATGGGGGGTCCTCAAGGAGTACCTCCAGGAGCAAATCCAGCTGATCCAACAGGAGTTGGAGGTGGCAACATCGGAGCAGGAGCTGTTCCGCAGCCAGGGGAAGCTGAGTTCTCTCAGGAGACTAATATCCCTAGAGCAGCAGCTAGAGAAGAAAGATAATAAAAGTAGGAAGTTTTTTTAAATGGCACTTTACGACAATCCACCATCAGTAGATCCAGCAACTGGTAGATTGCCTTCTTATAAACAAGTGTTACAACAAGATCCTGCAACTGGGGTATATAAAATAAAATATGAATATACTCAAGTTAGTCAAAGATTTGCTGGACTTCAATCACCTGCTGAAATATTAAATGAGCAGTTAACAACTCCTGTTACTACTTTTCCTGGTATAGGCACTGGCACAGGAGATGATTCTGATGACGATTCTGGTGATGATAGTGATTCAGGAAATGATACTGGAGGTGGCACTGGAGGCGGTGTACAAACTAATCTTAGTCAAGGCGATGGTAGAGACGGAGGTTATTATGATTTTCAAGGCGGTGGTAATGCATTTGCAACAGATGATAGAAGTGATTTACAAAAACAATTAGATTTTGCATACCCTACAGGTTTAGAAAGATTAGGAGCTGGTGTTCTTGGTTTTGGAATATCACAGATTCCTGGCATTGGTCCACTTGTAAGTAAACTTGGTGCTGGCTATATGTCAACTCAAAAAGACAAAGCAATAGCAGATATTAATCAGTCAATAGAAGATGGTACTTTTGGATCAGGTTATAAACTTAGTGAACTTGCAAAAATAAGAGAAGATAATACTAACCTACCAGAAAATATAACTGAAGCTTTAGATAGAATAATAGCTAGTAGTAGTATAACGCCAACTAGAAAACCAACAACACCATTTGCAAGTTTAGGAGGAGTTGTTCAGGATCCAACGACAGGAGATGCACAAATAGCAGAACAAATAGCTGCAGAAAATAGACCAGGTGCTAGCTATGGATGGAATTCTGTAAGTGGCTCTACAATGACATCTAATTCTGTAACTACTAATGATGATGGAACTACTACTACTAATTTATCAGGCATACAAACAGCTGATTCTATATTAAATGAAGGTACTAGTGGAACAAATAATTATAATGATACTCAAGTTAATAATGCTCAAAATACTATTAATGGTGCAGTACAAGAAGGTGGCCCAGCTTACGGTTTAGATGAAGGACTAAGTGCTATCGGGTATGGATATGATGCAGATACAGGAAATTATTCAGGAACAGTAGGTTGGTCTGGCGGAACAGTTACAACAGGATACAATCCTAATATACAAAACGAAAACTACCAAAATTTCTTTAATCAAAATACTCCAGACCCTAGTCCAGTTTCTACTGGAGGAGGAGGATACTCTCCAAATCCAGGTACCACTGGTCCAGGCGGAACTATTGGTGGTGGCTCTCAACCACAAGGACCATTTGGCATAGGTTCTGTCTCTAGCCCATCTCCTAGTCCAGTTTCTAATGC